ATGCCAAGCAAGAAGCGTCCTATGAGTATCGCAAAGCGCACCCTGTTGTCGATATCGTTGTCTTTAGTGAGTGGATTGTCATTCGCCAAAATGTATCAACTGCCAGAAGACGGCGCTCGTGTGATCGGCCGCATGGAGAATCATGTAGTGGAGCAGGGCGAGACCATGGCGAATATTGCGAAGCAGTATGATGTCGGCATGCTTGCGTTAATGGCAGCCAACAAAGGCGTAGACCCATTTCTTCCAAAAGAAGGGCACGTCCTCACTATTCCAACTCAACTTATTCTTCCTGAGGTCGCACACAAAGGCATTGTGATTAACTTAGCCGAGCTGCGTCTTTACTACTTCCCGCCGAAAGAAGACATTGTTTATGTGTTCCCTGTTGGGATTGGCCGAATTGGTCGTGATACACCCGTTATGACGACGAGCATCAGCCAGAAACGACCAAATCCAACTTGGACGCCGCCATCTTCTATACGTGCTGAGTACAAAGCGAAAGGTATTGATTTGCCAGCTGTTGTCCCTGCTGGTCCAGATAACCCACTTGGTATGTTCGCCCTTCGCCTAGCTTATGGCCATGGTGAATATTTAATCCACGGTACCAACAAAGACTTTGGCATTGGCATGCGTGTTAGCGCGGGCTGTATTCGCATGGATCCAAACGACATCGAATGGTTGTTTGATAAAGTGCGTCGTGGCGAAAAAGTTCAAATCATCAATCAGCCAGTCAAAGTAGCTTTAGAACCAGACCGCAGTGTGTTTGTTGAAGCGCACGAGCCGTTAACTCGCAGCAATGGCGAGAAAGATCACTTAGTTGTGCCAAAAGAATTGGACTGGTGGTTAGATGAATTTGGTATGACGAATGCGAAGGCAAAAGCAGCGATTGCTGCGCAAAATGGTGTTCCTGTAGAAATTACCGCGCCTTAACGGGTGTTAAAGCGCGGAATCAAATCTTACTTAGTGTAATGCATAGCAAGTTCTTGACCCCTTTAAAATCAAGGCTTCTCTCACTGTTTCAATGGCTTACAAAATAGGCGTTTATTCAATATTATTCAATATCCGTCAGTATCGATAAAATTTGTCGCCACTTTGCCGCCACTTTTTTGGATTAAGTAGCTACAGACCTAAACTTGAAATAGGGTTCAATTCAGCTGCTTGAATTAGGTGGTCGGGTGAAAAATGTGCATATCGCATTGTCATTTTGATGTCACTATGACCAAGGATTTTTTGTAGTACCAGAATGTTTCCGCCTGCTTCCATAAACCGACTTGCAAACGTATGACGAAACACGTGGGTGTTTTGCCCTTCCGGTAAATCAGGAAATGTCTTGTTGACAATATACGCGATACCGTGAAGGCAACATTTAAATAACTTATCCTTTTCGCCCGTTCGCTTAAATTCTATCAACTCGTTATAGAGTTTTTCTGTGATTGGCACAGTGCGGTTCTTTTTGCTTTTGGTATCAAGAAACGTGATCTTGTATTTCGTAATCTGTGATAAGCGAAGATTATTGGCTTCGGAAATACGTGCACCAGTAGACAAGCAAATCTTGCAAACTAGTTCAAATTCTTTGGCTCGTTTACTTTTGCTGATCCTATCGAATAGCGTAGTGATATCTTCATTTGAGAAAAAGCCCATTTCGGATTCAGTAACTTGAATCGATTTAACACTGGCAAGTGGGTTTGGTTGGGTCCACTCGCCAAGGGCAATAAGCTCATTGAAAACGGCTCGCAAATATCTCAAATCAAGATTATTGGTTGGAGCGGAAATTGATTTCCCTGCAGTAGTCTCATCACCGTATCGGTTTTTTGCTTTTCGGCTAGAACGCCAGTGAACAAACTCTTTTGCAGTAAACTTGATTGCAAACGGGTTGCCGAGTTCTTCCACTATCGTGCAAAGGCGAGGGTAAACTTTTTTCGCGGATTTTAGGTGTTGGCCGTGCAGCTTATACCAAAGTTCGACTAAGTCTTGAAGTGTGCGTAAGTCCTTCTTATCACCAAGCCAAGGCTTGTCGTCGACTTCTTTCATCAAGAACTTTTCGTAAGCTAACGCCTCGCCTTTGGTGGCGAAGCGTTTACGTTTTCTGGCTCCACTTCGGCCTTGCGGGTAACACTCGCAAAGCCATGGCTTTTTGTTGCCATCTTCTAATTTGCGAACAGACACTTTTACTCTTTTGGCATTGTGATCAAGTTAGTAAATTGCTGACCAGACAACGTGAACTCGATGTCTTTTAACTCGAAGTATTCATCTAAACTTTTGTTATCAACCAGTTTCAAGCTTGTCTTTAGTTTTGCTACTTTGCTACCTTCATCCAGTTCATTGATAGTTAAAGTAGCCAAAGTTGGATGCTTAGAAGACTGGATATACAGCTTACCTTCCCAGTAGCAGCTGGAACTTAAGTCACCAGTGCTTTTCTGTTTCAACGATGCGGAGAATCCAGGCTGCACATTTTTGCGAAGGAAGGTTATCTGACAAAAATTGTTTTCATCTTGTTTTAGCGTTACGTCTACGGCAGGTTGGTTAGCCATAGTGTAAGCAAAGTCTGATGCTGTTGTGGCATTTACTGTAAAGGCTTTATCTTCACTACCACAACCAACTAAAGTCAAACTAGATAATATGGATGCTGCTAATAACACTTTTACTTTCATTTTTATCTCCTAGCCAATTAAAAATTATTTCTTCTTCATTTCCATCGCAACACGTCCAAGCACTTTTATATCTTCTTCGGATACTTCAATGGTTGATGTGCCAAATGCAATCGCCAACTTCTTTCCAGGTAGTCGCTGTAGATAATTGATCGACAGACGGCCATCGACATCAATAAGGTAGTCACCTGCCACTGGGTCAGTTGATTCTTTGTTGATGTAGTAGATGCCTGAATCATCTTCAATGACTTGGGTTATGGATGGTTTAAGTCCAAATTTTTCAAGCGTGACCAAATCAAGAGCGGTAGTTCCAGCTTCAACCAAAGCTCCATCGATAAGGCGGAATGTTTTCATTTCTTCCGAGGTTAGAGTGTTTGATGAGTTTTCACCGAACGGTTCTCCCTCACCTAAAGCCATGTAACGAACAGAAGCACCAGTGGCTAGGTGCTCCCTAACTATCAATTCAAAGCCAGTTCTATTGTGAGTGTGCCAAGTAGAGAAAGTGGAGTTTGGTACACCGTAGCGGTCACTCATCAATTCAAAAGTCTTACAACCAGTAACCTTTTTGAGCTTTTCGGTGAAATCTCGACCGCCAAGATACTCAAACGGAGGTATTTTTGCCTTTAGTCTGCCCATAAGAGAATTTTTCCTATTCAAACAGGTAAGTGAATTGCTCTAGATCACGCTTGTGCGTCGTTTTTCTCGTTGGAGAAAAATAAATTTTGCAAATAAGAAAAAATGATCGTAGGATTTTCACATACACAAAATTGATGCCTCATATCTCACCAATAAGCATCAATAAAACTCAAAAACGTAGGATATCACTTATGGCAACGCTACAAATAGCAATTGATGCGCCTGTCTGCACAAAAAAGGAATTTTTACGTCGCACTGGCATGTCTTCTTCTTCATTTGACCGTCTCAAAGGACTTGGCCTAATCCCAATTGTTGAAAAAATTGGCTCAAAAGGGTTGGTTTTGGTCAACATGGTTAAGTTCAACCAGCAGCTTGCGGAGCAACAAATATGAGCTTCGCTATCCCACCTAAAACCAAACTCACTCAGCAAAAAGCAATGAGTGAGTCTTGGGAAGACAAGTATCCAAGCAAATGTCCGCTATTGCTCAATATCGTTGGCTGGACATTCGTTTTCGCACCGTTCTTCTTCATTTGAGTATTAGTTATGGACGCAAATAACTCAATGTATGTATTGCGCGAACGCAAACAACAAGCTTTTGACGCAGCGTGTTGTGATTTTGTTGTCAATCACGATTGTGAAGCGATTGGGCGCAGAATCGGCGTTGATGGGCAAGCCATTCGAAATATGCTGAACCCTGCGCAGTCAAGAGTGCTACACCCTGTAGTTCTTACACTTATTAGCCGTGATTCTGGCGATTACTCGATCGTAAATACTCTGTTTGCAGATGATGGCGTTGTCACGATTCCGCTACCAAAAGCAGAAGAAGACCTGAACCTGCTCGAACGAGTCTTACAACTCAACACTCATTCCGGTGAGCTTTCTAGTGATGCAATGGCAATGTGCACCACAGAGCGTTTACCACGATCTCGCAAACGCAAAACACTTGCCAAAGCTCAAGCAGCGTTAGGCAACTTGGTTTTGCTAATCAACGACCTTGAAAACCGCACCACAGGCTTACAGCCACTAATGCAGATGGGCACAGACTTTCTGGCTAATGGTGCACCAATCCCAGGTTTAACCTAAGGAGTCCACGTGAGTCAGTTAGCTATTAAACAAGAACAACAGTTGAACACGCCAAATGCCGCAGAAAGCATTGCAGCTTGTAAGGCTCTTTTCACTGGCGAGGCCACTCGCTGCAAGTTGAGAGAAACATTCGATGCACTGCCGGATAAAAGCCGAGGCCTAGTGCTTATTGCAGGTGGTTTGCCTGCGAGAGATTACCAACGCGCTTTTGAGTCGTTTAACGACTTAGAACTGCAAAAAATTCGAAGCGGAATGCAGTACCTAAAAGATTTGATTGTCGGCTTCGACAATGACTTGGGTGATGTGCGTCGCCTCAAGCATTACCAATTCAGTAGTACCCATTAATTCTCCAAGCCTTTGCCCCTGTAACAGGGGGCTTTTTTTCGTCTTAGCGTAGGAGCATAGAAGATGAATGACCAAATTTTAGTAGAAATCAGAGACTCATTAAGAGAGCTAAAAGCTTTGGCAACGCCACTAAGTTACGTGAATGCTGACTGTTTCACACCAGAGCAAGAGCAGGATTTGAAAGACAGCCTTAGCAAGGTTAATGGTGGCATGTTTTTTTCAAACCATCCCGCAGAAGCGTTGGCATTAAAGCAAAAGTTATTTAACGGTCTGAATACCAAACGTGAAGTGTTGGACATTGTTAACGCTATCAATGCACTGGCGATAGCGAATACGGATGTGATTCATGTCTTTACTAGTTTCTCTGGGCATGTAAGCAAATTCAGTGTGCACGCTAACGCCGCTGATACGTGTTACCAAGAAGGGCATTCATACATTAGATTGATAAGTGAAAATGTGTGGTTGGATGACGAAGATGTACTAGAAAAGCTCCTATCCATTGAAAGCCAACTCACAGAACTGATCATTGAAGCACGTGAAGAAGCCGAAGCAAAAGCGGAGGTGGAAGCATGAAAACTTGTGGTAACTGTCCTTTTGTAAGAGTGAATAAAACTCGACTTATGGCTATTGCGTTTTGCGGTAAGACGGAAGACGGCTTAATTGTTCCACACGAATGGCGCGGTGGTGATGCTCTCTTCTTTTCTCGTGTTCCTGAATTTTGCACTAACGAAAATGCAACGCCGTCTAGCAAACCAGCACCTCTTGAAGATTGGGTGAGACGAACCGTCGACGAACTAACGGAGAAAGATACGGGAGAGTCAAAATGAAAGTTCATGAACTAAAAATCCAAACCGTTCATTTCGCTGATTTTCTCGCTTACCGTAAAACACATGAAGTTCGAATCAATGATCGTGATTACCAAACTGGTGACTGTTTAAACCTGCGTGAGATTGATGCTAATGGGGAATACACCGGACAAGAAGCGAGTGCCGAAGTTAGCCACGTTTTACACGGTGGTCAATTTGGTATCGCAGAGGGTTGGTGTGTCCTGTCATTAAAAAGCGGTACCAGTAAATCAGCTCTAAACCTGATCTGCTTTTTACGTGATCGTCTGCAGGAAACGTGCGACTGCATTGATGCAAGCCACGACATCATCAAACGGTCAGGACATACGACTGCAGACGCTGAAATGACGGCTAATGATGCTCGTGCATTTATTGATATGGCTAACGAGTTTCTAAACACTCTTGGGGAGAGTTCAAAATGAGTTCTACCAACGGAAAAGTAGTACCACGCGAACTTTACCCAACGCCATCAGAAGTGGTTGATGCTCTGCTGTCAAAGTTAACGTTTCGTCCAACAGACAAGTTTCTTGAGCCTTGCTACGGCACTGGTGCGATCTTCGAAAAGGTCGCACTTCCTCAAAGCCAAAAGTCATTTGCAGAGATTGAAAAAGGCATTGACTACCTAACGACGGAGTTTGGTCAACAGGATGTGATTATCACTAATCCGCCTTTCTCACTAACCGAAGAATTCATTCGCAAGAGCCTAAGTGAACTGGCACCAGACGGAACAATGGCATACCTGCAGCGTGTTAACTATTTAGGTTCGATAGACCGTTTGCCGTTTTGGTTTGAAATCGGTTTTCCACCAAAAACGCCAGTTATTGTTCCTCGCCCTCGCTTTGTCAAAGGCGGTTCAGATTCCTGTGAATACGCATGGTTTATCTGGGATAACGGCAATCGCTTCGATATTCCTCAAGGTTTGAGCCATATCGTTTCAACTGGTGTTGAGCAATGCCAAGAGTGCAAAAAAGCATTCAAAGCGAAAGAAACTCATTGCCAACGTTGCGGGATGGCAAAAGCAGTGAAGGTGGCAGCATGAGAAAAGATTACATCTACGAACTAGACGGTCACAAAGGTCAGTCAGCGATCGCAAAAGCGTTCGGTATTCCTCTAGGTACTTTGAAGTCACGCCTTCGTAACGGCAAAACGATTCGTGAAGCGGTTCATTTTGTTGATGGAAGAGAGAACAACAGCGGTACACCAATGCATGAATGGAAAGGTATTAAAGGAATCGAGAACATCGCCAATGCGATCGGTACCACGCACACCACCATTTACAAGCACTTGAGAGAAGGTTGCTCACTGGATGAAGCCGTAACCAACATTAAAAAGAGCAAGGCGAGAGCGGAGCAGGTTCGCAAGCTTCGCACTAAATCTAAAGCGAAGCCCATCGAAATGGTTGGTATTAAGAAGCCAACTTATACCAATCCGCTTTGGCAAATGGCGTTAAGTGTTGGTGCGTAAGAGTTTAAGCGTGAATCACCTAATCGAACCAACAGAAATCGAGCTACTGGACTTAGATAAGTTCGGGTTTGACCATGATTACAAACGTGCAGCTTCTCTGGCTTGTCAAAGTTGGGGAAGCATGCACGTTTTTCCGCAACCGCCAAAAACGATTGCGGATGCTTGCTTTGGGGCAAGACGTTTTGATGAGGTACAAGAACCTGACGACCTATCAGTACTAGAACGCCAGCTATTTGAAGTAAATCCTCGTGATCATGAGTGGCGAAAAAAGTTCTTTCACGATGTGCCTGCTTACCTAGCAAAATACTTTGCAAAGCGATACATAGATATTTTTGAAAAAACAGGTGCAAATGACGCGAACACATTCTTGCGTCACAAAATGCAACCTGCGACCGAGCGTGTTCGCCTGGTTATGCAAAAGTACAACGACCTGCCAACTACACAAAAAATTGCTCTATTGTCTAAAGAACTTGGAGGCGATGAAGATCCATTTCATCCCGTGTTCTTTACAGAATATGGCAACCCTGAGGACATTCAGCGTAAACAAGTTTCGTTTGACTTTGAGCAGGCGGAGAAAAATCGTAAGCCAGTGAAGAACCGTATCTTGGCAGAGCTAGAACAAGACGAACTCAAAGAAATGGCATTCAAGATTGGCAAAATCATGAATGCGCGTTTCCAAATTATCTCTTCTAAGTTGGCAAGCATTACGGAAGCTGAACTGGAAAAGGACAAAACGTTCTGCCCTGTTGTTGAGGGCTATCATCAGTTAGCTGCTTTCACTTCCGAATTCGGCATTAAGCCACCATGCAAATACAAAAAGCAAAATGAGTTGTCTGCTCTGCAAGATATCTCTCGCATGATTAGCGAGAAGTGGTGGCTTGGTCGTTTGGTGAAGGCGCGAAAAATTATGCGTGAACACCTAGCGATTGCTATGGGGCAAGTATCTTCAAAAGCATCGGCTTACGCGTCTTGGGATTGTGTTCGTGAGCACCAAGAGCAGCAAAAGCGCAACTGGGAATACATCAAGCAATGTGAACTCTTCGACGAAGAAAACGAAGAAAAAGCTGATCTTGCTGAAATGGTTCTGAAAAGCGTATCTAACCCAGCCATTCGCCGTCATGAGTTGATGGTGCGTTGTCGCGGTTGTGAAAACATCGGTAACGAGCTGGGTTTACAAGGTTTATTCCTAACGCTAACCACGCCATCTAAATACCACAACTCATACAAGAAAGGCGGATTCATTGGCCACTGGAACGGCGCAAGCCCACGTGAGGCGCAGTCGTACCTTAATAATGTTTGGCAGCGTATCCGCGCTAAGTTAGGTCGTGAAGAAATCCGTTGGTTTGGTGTTCGTGTTGCCGAGCCTCATCACGATGGCACACCACACTGGCATTTGCTGATCTGGGTTAAACCAGAAGATGTGATGGAAGTGCGCGATATCTTTATTAGCTACGCAACATTAGAAGATCGTGGCGAACTGCACCCGCAATACGAGAAGGAAAAGCAAAAGCCATTTCGTAAGGGTAGTTATGTTGGTCCTATGGATTACCGCCCACGTTGCGACTTTGGTTACATCGACCCAGAGAAAGGTACCGCAACAGGCTACATCGCAAAATACATCTCTAAGAACATCGACGGTTTTGCCATGGACGATGAAGTGTCCGACGAAACAGGCAAATCTGTGAAAGACATGGCGAAGAACGTTAGCGCTTGGAAAAGCCGCTGGGCAATTCGTCAATTCCAATTCTTTGGTGGTGCTCCGGTTACGACTTACCGCGAGTTGCGCCGCTTCGCAAGCCAAAACAAAAAAGCCTTTATGGAATACGTGTTTATGCAAGAACGCGCTGACCTGTTGGATATGTACTACATGCTGCACCGCTATGTAGTTGGTCCGGTTAAACCTGATCACCTGTTAACCAATAAAGAGTTGGTGGACGTGATCGGCAAAAACTACCAGGCACGAATCCAATCTGATGAAGCATGCATCGTAGATACGATGAAAGCGGCAGACCATGGCAATTGGCAAGGTTACATCATGGGGCAAGGTGGTCCATTCGTTAAGCGCGAAGATTTGCTGATCACAAACTCATATCAAGTTCTTCCTTTTTCGTCTCCTCACGGTGAGGACGTTCGCAAGATTGAGGGATTCCAAACACCGGAAGCGGTCGTTAAAACTCGCACTAAGGTTTGGACAATTCAAAAGAAATCAAAGGTAGAAGCAGAAGCTGAAGCGATCACCCAAGGGAGCGCAGCGACCGCAATTGGTGCCTCCGGCACCTCTCGGAGTTCTGTCAATAACTGTACGGAGCCACGAGACGAACAGGTCAGCAATCAGCTATCCCGTTTGTTAGAACCAGAGAGACATATGAACAATAAACCATCGGTTCTCGATGAATCGACGGTGGAAGCGCTGCTAAAAGGCAGCTCAATTCGAGTCGACAGTGAAAGAAGTTTGCAAATCCGCCCTGCGGAGTTGGACGAACACGGCAATATTCGCCCAGCACAACTGGTTGAAGTGACTCGCACACCTACAGAAGACCGCAGTTGGATGAATTTCGAAGGTTGGGACAGTGTGTTTGCTCAGCCTGAAAACAAAGAATATCAACAACCGGACTTATCGTTCTTCCCAGAGATGGAAGACGATTGGCCGTTAGCGTAGGAGTTAAAAATGATAACTAAAAATATTGCACTAGATGAAGAGGTCGTCGAATTGCACCAAGCGACATTGAAAGAGTTCATTAATGGAATGGCACTTTCAGATTATGAACGACTGTTGATTCTGAAAAACTTAACGTCAGAGCAAGAAAATATGATGGCAGTCAAAGCGCAAGGAGCTGCGCTTTATGCAGCGCTTTCTAACATGGGGAAACGTTAACATGATATTACCAGGTGAAATTGTTGTAGATAACTTTGCAGGTGGCGGCGGTGCTTCCACTGGTATGGAGCTGGGTTTAAATCGTCATGTAGACATTGCTATTAACCATGATCCTGCAGCTATTGATATGCATCGAGTCAATCACCCAGAAACGAAACACTATTGCGAGTCGGTTTGGGATGTTGACCCAGTAGAAGCATGCGCTGGTCGACCTGTTGGTCTGGCGTGGTTTTCACCGGACTGTAAACATTTTTCTAAAGCCAAAGGAAACCGTCCTGTCGACAAAAATATTCGTGGACTGGCTTGGGTGGCTGCACGTTGGGCGGCAATGGTGCCAGTTCGAATGATGATGTTGGAAAACGTCGAAGAGTTCATTACATGGGGGCCAGTTGTTGAAACCGAAAGCGGCAAGTTCAAACCATGCCCAGACCGCAAAGGCGAAACCTTTGATGCGTTTGTTAAAGTGTTGACTGATGGGTTGAATGAAGACCATCCAGCATGGGAAGAAATTAAAACAGCCCTTGGTGATGACTTCCCTCATTACGATAAATTGCAGACTGGTTTAGGTTATACACTAGACTTCAAAATTCTTCATGCTTGTGACTACGGCGCACCGACCACGAGAAAACGTTTTTTTATGGTAGCCCGAAATGATGGTCAGCCAATCACGTGGCCGGCTAAAACTCATGGTCCTGATGGGAGTGGTTTAAAGCCCTATGCCTCAGCAGCCGATATTATTGATTGGTCTATCCCGGTTAAATCTATCTTTAATCGCAAGCGACCACTAGCGGAAAAGACAATGGAACGTATAGCGAAAGGGTTAGACAAGTTTGTGTTGTCTTCGGATACGCCATTTGTCGTGCCTGAAAATTGTGTAACTCCTTTTGTTACCGAATGCGCCAACGCATCGAGCCAAAGAAATATGCCAGCAAATGAACCACTGCGAACCATATGTGCCCAAGTTAAAGGAGGTCACTTTGCTTTGGTAACGGCGTTTATAGCAAAGCACTTTACTGGTGTTAGTGGCTCCGACATCGAGGAGCCATTACACACAGTCACAACGACTGATCACAATGCGTTAGTCACTAGTCATATGGTAAAAATGCGCGGCACTAATATTGGTCATGGTACCAATGAGCCAGTTCATACAATTTCAGCCGGTGGTTTTCATATTGGTGAAGTAAGAGCATTTTTACTCAAGTATTACGGTACAAGTTACGGTGAGGCATGTGATAGCCCAATAGGTACCGTCACAACAAAAGACCGCTTTGGATTGGTTACTGTCAAAGGTGAAGAGTATCAAATTGTCGATATTGGTATGCGCATGTTAGAACCGCACGAACTGTTTGCGGCGCAGGGGTTTCCTGAAGACTACAAAATTTCGCATAACAGCGAAGGTAAGAAACTATCGAAAGCAAGCCAAGTGGCTCGATGTGGCAACGCAGTGTGTCCGCCAGTGGCACAAGCTTTGGTAGAAGCTAACGTGGGAATAGAAAGAATATCAGTTGCAGCATAACAAAATGGTCAACCGTCTGTGGTTGGCCTTTTTGTTTGCTCAAGTTCTTCAAGGATTGCTTTGATTACCTCAAAAAGAGGGTGTCGTAGGCTGGCGGGTAAATGTTTCAGTGACGCGGAAATATCCTTGGTATCAATGTATCGTCGCCCTGTTTCACCCCAAGCAACATCGAGCCAAGTAATGTCGAAAACCTCAATGATTCGTCTTACCTGGTTTATGGTGGCTTCACTCTTTCCTTGTTCAATTCGTTGGTAAGTTCGTAGGGGAATTTTTGATAGGTCAGCGATTTGCTTTTGTGTCATTCGGTTTCGTAGGCGTTCTTGAATTAAGTACAAGATTATTGGTTCTATCGGCTTGTTTTTTCTAGGCAT